AAGAGATGATAAAAAAGTTAGAAGAAAATCCTTCTGATAAAGTTAAAATTGTAGAAGGAGTTTTTAAATTATACGACAAACCTAACGAAGAAAGATTTAAGTATTGTGTCGTTTGTATGAACGATAAGGAAATGATTTATGAAACAGAGTTAAGTGGTGTAGGATCTAATCCCTATATTGTATTTAGATGGAACAAAGCTAGTGGTGAAGTGTATGGTCGTGGACCAGTCTTTAATGCTATGGCTGCTATCAAGACTACAAACTTAACAGTAGAATTAATATTACAAAATGCTCAAATGAGTATCTCAGGTATTTATACATTTGAAGATGATGGAGTTATTAATCCTGATACAATTAATCTCGTACCGGGAAGTCTTATTCCTGTAGCACCAAATAGTAGAGGATTACAAGCATTACCAGCAGCTGGAAGATTTGATGTTGCTCAATTAGTTTTAAATGACATGAGAGCTAATATTAAAAAAGCTCTTTATATGGAAACATTAGGTAGACCAGAAGGTACACCTATGTCAGCTACAGAGGTTGCTGAGAGAATGGGAGATTTGTCAAGACAAATAGGTTCTTCTTTTGGTAGATTACAATCTGAATTTGTTGATCCTCTTTTAAGAAGAGTTATTAGAATATTAATTAAACAAGGTAAGATTGTTATTCCTAAAGTTAATAATAGAGAAGTTAAAATAGTAGCAACATCACCTTTATCTCAAGCTCAACATTCTCAAGATGTAGCAGATGTAATGAGATTCTCAGAAATTTTAAATCAAACGTTTGGACCACAGATGTTAAACATGGTTGTCAAACAAGATGAAATAGCTAGATATTTAGCTGATAAAATGGGATTACCAGAAAAACTTATTAGAAGCTCTGAAGAACAAGCAGAATTAGCTAACCAGTTGCAATCTATGCAACAACAGGCTAATATGGGCGGCAATGAGCTGGGAAACCCTGAAGAACAAGGTCCAATCTAAACAAGATTCGGAACTAGATCAAATATTCGCCTCTGTATTTAATGATCCTAACGGAAAAAAAGTACTTGAATATTTAGAAACATTAACAGTAAAATCAGTTGTATCTCCTCAAAGTTCCAGTAGTATGTTATGGCACTTAGAAGGGCAACGATACTTGGTTAATTTAATCAAGTTAAAAATCAACAAAGGAATGAAAAGAGATGAGTGAAGAACAAACACAACCAATAACTGAACCTACAGAAAATACAGAAGTACAAGAAGTAGATAATTCAGAGATACCAGAATATATACCTAGTAAATTTTGGAACACAGAAACAAAAGAAATTAATGTTGAAGATCTAGGTGCTTCTTATAAAGCTTTAGAAAAAAAACTAGGTATGAGAACAGATGAGCTATCTAAACAAATTAGAGATGATCTTACTAATGAGATATCTAGTGCTGCTCCAGAACAGTATGAAATACAAACACCAGAATTACCTGATGGTATTGCTATAGATGTTGATCCAGAAATGCCATTACTACAATGGTGGTCTGAAACAGCTAGATCAAAAGGATTAAGTCAAGAAGAATTTGATGCTGGTATTAATGCATTTGTACAAAATGAAGTAAATGCACTACCTAATGCACAAGCTGAAAAAGAAATATTAGGCGAAAATGCAGATGCTAGAATACAATCAGCTGATTTATGGGCTAAGAAGAACTTAAGTCAAGAAGCATATGATACAGTAGCAAACTTAGCTGGTACAGCAAATGGAGTTAGAGTTATAGAAGAAATAATGGGATTAACTAAAGATGCTCCTATCCCTAATACAGAAACTAAAATAGATGTTTCTCCAGATCCATTAGATCTTAAAGCTATGATGAAAGATCCAAGATATTGGAAAGATGGAGAAAAAGATGCAGCTTATATTAAAAAAGTAACTGATCTGTATGAAAAATATTATAACCAAAAATCGGCTTAAAAAAGTTCAAATATATTGGAGAGATGCTGTTAGCCATGCTGAATGGCTCTCTCCAGAAGAAGCTAAAAAATATTTACCAGCAATAAATTATACAGAAGGCTATTTATTAGAAAAAAATAAAAATTCTACCATTGTTTTTATGTCGTGTAATGACACAGATATTGGTGATACTACAGTAATTCCTACAGAAAATATAAAACAAATTAAATTTGTGCGTTGATTTTTTAATCAAACTATGCAAGTCATATAAAAAAGACCTCGTATAGCTTTATGATATGCCTGTCTAACAGATAACATTTCAGCCCTATCGAGATAATCTTGATATAAACAACGAACATAACATAAGGAGATAATTATGAGTTCAAGCATAAACAATGCTTTTATTACCCAGTTTGAAGCTGAGGTACATATGGCATACCAAAGAATGGGTGCTAAGCTTAAGAATCTTGTTCGTGTAGTTAATGGTGTATCAGGCGAATCTGTTAAGTTCCAAAAAGTAGGAACAGGTGAGGCAACATCTAAGGCAAGACATGCTGAGGTTGTAGCAATGAATATTTCTCACACTAACGTAACAGCTACTCTCGCTGATTTTTATGCATCTGACTATGTGGATAGATTAGACGAGCTTAAAACCAATATTGACGAAAGACAAGTAATCGCTAACAATGCAGCTTACGCTCTTGGAAGAAAGACTGATTCAATCATAACAGACGCTATGGCTTCTGCTACTACACTAGCAAATAACGCTGGTGCAACAGGTGGAACTGTATCTACAGATATGAATATTGATAAGTTTAAAGAGATGCAAGCCCTGTTTGGAACAAATGATGTTCCAGATGACAACCAAAGATATTGGGCTATTGGTCCAACTCAATGGGGTGACTTATTATCTGACGATCAGTGGACAAGATTAGAATACATTGGTTCAGGAGAACTACCTTTCTCAGGCATGAATTACACTGCTAAGAGATTCTTAGGTTTCTTAACCTTTGTACATTCTGGTTTAGACACATCAGGATCAACAGATAGACATACTCTTTGTTGGCATAAATCATCAATGGGATTAGGAGTAGGTTCAGAAGTAAGAACTGAAGTAAACTATATCCCTGAAAAAGTAGCACACCTAATGACATCTTATTTATCAATGGGATCAATTCTTATTGATACTAATGGTATTAGAGTGCAGAAGTGTGCAGAGTAAGGAGATAAATTATGGCTTATGAAACATCAAATCCAATTAAAAAGATCTCCCAAGCTGGCGATTCTAATTCACTTTGGTATTACAATGACGGTGATGCAATAGGAACTATTGATGACGCAGATTACTTTATACTTGCGAATCCAGAATTAAAAGCTGGAGATATCATCTTAGTGGTAAGTGGTTCAAATACAGTAGTAGATGGATTGTTGGTAACAGCATCTTCATCTTCAACAGTAACAACTGCATTACTTGCATAACAATAATATAGGGGGGTTTAATACCCCCCTGTTTAACAAGGAGTTAAAATGGCAATAGGTGCAGCAATCAGTGGAGCAGCAAAAGCTGCAAAAGGTTTAATTAAAAAAAAGAAATTAAAAGAAGGTTTAAAAAAAGCAGTTAATATAACTAGTGAAAAAACTAGTGCATTAAAAAAGAAAGCTTCAGAAACAGTAAGTAAGGCAAAACCAACTTTAGAAAAAGCTAAAGCTAAGGTAAAACCAGCTGTAGAAAAAACAAAAGAAGCTGCTAGTAAAGCTACTACAAAAGTAAAAGAAGCAACTAGAGCTGCTAGTGTTAAGGCTCGTAGAAAAATGGGTCCTCAAAATAGAGAAAGATTAGAAAGAGCTGGTAATGTAGCTAAGGTAGCTGTTGGTGGAACTGCTGGTGGAGCATTAGGATTAGCAGCAGCTCCAATCGTTACAGGTGCTACAGTAGGTGGAATGATTGGTGGAACTGCTAGTAAAAAAGATCCTGTTGGTGGTGCAATAAAAGGTGCAGCTGCTGGTGGAATTTTAGGATTAGCAGCAACTGCTGGACTTACAGCATCAATGTTAAAATCATCTACACCTAAAGAATCACAGTTTGAATCAGGAAAATTACCTGATGGCAGATATTCTACTAAATTACAAGATCCTAGTAAAAATAATGTTATTACTGGTAAGTATCTTACAGATAAAGAAATAGCAGATGTTAAAACACAGTTAGCTATTTTAGATTCTATTGTTACTTCTGATGATCCTAAAGCACAAAGAAAACAATTTATTGCTACTGTTTCTTACTTATCACAGAAATATAAAATTAATTCTATTACTGGTAAAAATCTTTCTATTCAAATACCTTATGCAGATCAAGTTATGATGCCAAAGAATTATAGACAAAGTGCATAATGGCAGTAACTAAAGTAGATATAGCAAGTAGAGCTTTAGTAATGATAGGAGCTAATCCTATTTCATCATTTACAGATGATAATACAGAAGCTTTAACAGTTAATAATATTTACGAAGAAATAGTAGAAGCTACTTTAACAAGAGCCAGATGGAGATTTGCAACTGGACAACAACAATTATCTTTATTAACAGAAACTCCAACTGGTAGATTTGAATATGCTTATCAAATGCCTACTAGCCCACAGGTACTACAAGTTCTAGCGGTTACATGTAATGATGCATTATTACAATATTCTAGATACGAAGATAAAATTTACTTAAATGGTTATGGATCATCTAGTACTATAATAATGGATTATTTATTTAGACAAGACGAATCAAAATTTCCACCATATTTTAGACATGCTTTAGTTTATAAATTAGCTAGTGCTTTTGGTGGAGCATTAGCAAGAGATGCTGCAATGATTAGAGAATACGATCAATTAGGTGAAAGACAAATCCTAATAGCTAGGAATACAGATGCACAAGAAACTACAACTAAAAGACTTTCAACTGATAGATTTATTACTGAAAGAAGGAGCAGTCGTAGTGGACTTGTTGCATCTTAATGCCCAGAAAAATAAGACAGGTATTTACAAACTTCTCAGCTGGTGAGCTGAACCCTTTACTAAACGCTAGAACAGACGCTAAAGCATACTTTGAAGGTGCTAAACAATGTCGTAATTGGTATTTATTAGACGAAGGTGGATTAATGCGTAGACCAGCTACTGAGTATAAAGCAACACTTCCAGCAGCTGCAAGACTAGCTCCATTTATATTTTCTAATGATGAAATAGCTATCTTTGCTTTATCTAATGGAAGATTAGATGTTTATGATTCAGATGGTGTTGCTATACAAACTAATATTACTTCTGGAGTTAATTGGACTACATCTCAAATATTTGAAATTAATTTAGCACAGTTTGGAGATACTGTTTTTGCTACACATAGAGATAATCCTATATTACAAATTAAAAGAACTAGTGCTACAACGTTTACAGTTTCAGCGTTTGCATTTGAATTAGATGAAGATGTAGTGGTATCTGGTGCTTATAAAACTCACGCTCCTTTTTACAAATATGCAGATTCTACTGTTACTGTAACATTATCTACAGGTGCTACAGGTACAGGTAGAACTATTACAGCTTCTTCTCCTATATGGACAAGTGATTATGTAGGACATTACATAAGAGTAGATGAAGCACAAATTTATATAACTGCATTTAATTCTACGACAGAATTAGTAGGAACTGTTATTGAAACTATAAGTGCTGGTGCTGGACCACATGCTAATTGGGAAGAAGAAATTATATCTGCTGTAAGAGGATATCCTCAAGCAGTATCATTTCATGATAATAGATTATGGTTTGGTGGAGTAAGAGATAAACCTTCTGCTATTTTAGCATCTAGAATTGGTGAATATTTTAACTTTGATTTAGGCACAGGATTAGCTGATGAAGCAATTAATGTTGCTATTGCTGGTGATAGAGTAAATGAAGTTAGACACTTATTTTCTTCTCGTAACTTGCAAATATTTACAGATGGAGCTGAATACTTTGTTCCGACACCAGCTGATACTCAAGCTATTACTCCTAGTAATATTACTTTTTTAAGACAAACACCTTATGGTTGTAATAGAGCTAATCCTATACCTTTTGATGGAGCTACTTTGTTTAGTCAAAAAAATGGTAAAACTATTAGAGAATATGTTTTTAATGATATTGAACAAGCATACAAATCTACTTCTGTTTCTATTTTATCTTCTCAATTAATAGATAGTCCTAAACAAAATTCTTTATTAACAGGTAATAATGAAAGAGCAGAACAATTTGCTTTTTTCTTAAATGGTGGATCTACAGAGGGTGGTAATATAGCTGTATTTCATAGTATTAGAGATGAAAAAGTAGCTGGTTGGACCTTGTGGAAAACTAAAACAGGAGATGAATTTTATTCTATTACAGCAGCTAATGAAAATTTATTTGTTACAACAAAAAGAGTATTGCCTTCTGGAACTGTTTATTTATTAGAAAAGTTTGCAGATACAGATGCTATTACTTTAGACTGTTCTACAACAACTATTGTTTATCAAAAAGGAACACCACTAGTGAATGGGGGTACTCAAACAGGTAACACACTAAATGTAGATGGTTTTACAGCAGATCCTGAAATACAAGAATCTTTTACTATTGCTGGTAATTCAACAGAATATACAATTACAGCTGTTACTCAAACAGGTACAGGATATAGTTTAACATTAGATAAAGATTTAGCTGTAAGCCCAGCAGATAATGCTGTTATTACTATAGTTAATGGATTTCAACATACTGTAAATGCTGTTTATGAAGCAAATACAGAAGTAAATGCAGTTTATGGTAATGGATCTTTAGGCTTATTTACTATTGATGCTAATAACAGAATTACATTAACAAATGCTCCATTCCCTACAGGAGTAAGAGTAGGATTTAATTTTATACCTATTTTAGAAACTATGCCTATAGATAAAGAAATTGACACTGGACCATTAACAGGTGAACCTAGAAGAATTAATAAAGCGATTGTTGATATCTCTGGTGGATTAGATATAACTATGAAAGGATCAGATAGATCCTCAAAGGAGTTAGTTATACAACAAGTGAACTTTAATATTAATACTGATTTACAAGCTGTTACTGATAAAAAAGAGTTTACTTTCTTAGGATATAGTACCTCACCTACTATAACCATTTCACAAAACGATCCATTACCATTAAAGGTATTAGGAGTAGCTATGGAGATACAATTCGCATGACACCAGCACAAATAGCAATATTAATAGGAACAGCTGTTACAGCTGTAGGTACAGTATCAAGTATAAGATCACAAAGAGCAGCCTTAGATAGAGAAAATTTTAGATTAAAACAAGAAGCTGATATGGCTCGTTTAGCAGCTATAGAAGAAGAAAACAATAGATTAAGAAACCTAAGAGAAACTTTAGCTAATAATAGAGCATTTGCTTCTATTGCTGGGTATTATGATGATTCAAGAAGTTTTTTAAATATAAATAAACAAGCAGAAAATCAAGCTGCTAAAGATATAAAAAGTATTAGATTGATGGGTAATTCAGTACAAACTAAGTATCAACAACAAAACTTTGAAAATAAGATGAGAGATGAAGAATTAGTATTTGGAGGGTATACAAGTGTAATAGCTGGTTTAGCAACTGGTTATGGAACATCTGAGTATTACGGATAATGGCTTTAACTAAAGGTAATAGAGAAAAAGTAACTTCAGTATCTTCTATTCAATCTAGAATGGGAGTAGTAGATGCATATGCTGGTGATCCTGTATCAATGGCTGCTGATGCTATTGGTAAGAGTATAGATGTTTATGCTCAAAGAATGATTACTATTCAAGATGAAAATTACAAAGCTGATTTTAAAATTAACACTCTTAAAAAAATTGGTGATTTTGCAAAACAATTTAATTTAGATCCTGATGGATTTACTAATGCTACTAATGCTTATATTGAAGGAATAGTTTCAAAAGCTCCTAAAAGATTTAAAAACTGGTCAAAAGAATTTGCTAGTCTAAAAGCTGCTCAAGAAGGTGATGTTATATATAACAAAAAATATAACAATGACCAAATAGATAGTATTAAACTAAATAATGCTACTGATGCTATGTTTATAGATGATAATTTAAGAAAAATTATTGGATTTAATCAAAGTGAATTTGATGATTTTTGGGCTACTAGTTTAGTACCAGAGCTAGGAGAAATAATAAACTCTTATACTAATTTATATAATTCACTAGATCCACAATTTAGAAGTGGATTACCTTTACCTGAAGAAAAAATGAGAAAGTACAAACTAGCATTTGAAGGAGCTAGAGTTAATTCTACTATTCAAGATTTATTAGGTGCTGCTGTTGCACAAGATAAAATGGATTATATTGAAGGTAATATTCCTTACGGAACTGGAGATACTACTTTAGAACAAGCAGTAAAAGAAATTAAAACTAATCTTTTAAAAGAATATGTAAAAAATCCTGAATCTGTTAATGAAAATAAATTTGCTGTATTAACTAATTCTACTACAGAAGAAAGACAAGAAATCTCACAAAGTGCAAATACATTTATAGAAAGCTTTGTTAATCAACAAGAAAAATTACAAAAAAAGATTGAAAACCAACAACAAGTTAATATAGATGATAATCATAAACAGCTGCTAGGTAATATGGAAAACTATTTATTACCTAATAGTTTACAACAATTAAACTTAATGACAGATCAAATGGGATTGAGTGTCGATCAAAAATCAGAAGCAACAAAACAATACAATATTAGTACTGTTATTGAATCTTATGGTAAGAAAAAAACATTAAATTTACAAACAGATATAGGATCAGCTTATAGATTATTAACAGATGATTTTGGTTATGATGAAGTTAAACTTGAAGATGTTAAAAAAATGATGATTGACTATAAAGTTATTGAGTTAATTAATGATGACTATGTAGCAGATGAAGGTATGCCTTCTCAAAGAAATTTGAGTAGTATTGATTTTAGTTATGATATTTCTAATGATATAGCTAGTAGTGATTTAATTAAAATAAGTGCTTTTGCTAGTAGAAATGGAGTAGTTCCTAGTGAAATAAATGAATTTATTAGTTCTGCTAACGGATTAAATTATGAAACAGAAGCTGATAGGATGCAATTAGCAGAAATTGCTTATACTGTTAATTATTTAACAAGCAGAGCTGGATTTGCTATAGATGGATTAGATCAAGATTTAATATTACCTTTAATGGATTTACATGACCAAATTAAAAGAATGCCTAATAATGGAGTTACTGAAAAAACTGCTTATGAGTATTTCTTTTCTAAGATTAATAAAGATTCTAGTATAAGAGATGAGATTGATTTAAAGATTGACAATGTTTTTGAAAACGAAGATATAGATTTAGATGCAATTATTTTAGATTCTATAGGAGAAGAACAATCAAGATATGTAGGTGTTCATAGTAATGCAGAAATTGGAATTACTACAGATGATTTTATGGTAGAGCCTTTAATAGATTGGTTTCCTTTAAGATGGTTAAAAGTTAATAGTTCAGATCTAAAACAAAAAGATGTAGATTTAGTAAAGTCAGAAATTATGCCTTTATTTAAACTATACTTAAATAATACTTATCTTAGACCTGAAGAAGTAAATAAATATAA